ATCTACTGCGCCAGTAACCGCAGTTGGCATACTCATTGGATTGTCAAAAGAAACATCAGGATAATTAAGCCTGTTGTCTAACAATTGATTAATTTGATCTGGTGCAAATTCTGCAATCCCTCCTTGAGGAATAACATCTCCCATATCTAATCCACTGGGCCCAAGACCCAACGCACTTTTGATTGAGTCAGTAATGCCAAACTCTTGAGCTGCATATGGAATCGCAGCAAGCGCGGCTTTCAAATATTGTTCGTGAGCTAAAGCATCTGTAACATTTGCCGCAACAAAATACGGCTGAAACGGATTGGGGATGATTGCCCCGGCTTTCATGATCAACTGCCCAACCGCGTTATCCCTTAGGAATCCATGCGCTCGCGGACTCCACTGGGGATCAAACTTAACGTTACCGCTCTCGTCCGCGTTTAGATGAAAAAATACATCTCCATCTTTAACTCCGGCCTCACCGTTTTTAATGATGCCAATACGTTCTGGATTGATCTGCTCACCAGTAGATTTGTTAAAGTAAACGTTTGCAGTTGAGTCGGGAACATAATAAGAAGCCTCATCTGTCCCTTCAAAACGACCCGGAACAGGGACTTTTTTAACACCAATATCACTAATAGTGTTAACGCCTTGTTTTTGAAGCCCTTCAGCAATAGCCCGATTCTGAGGAGTATCTCCCCCCAGTTCGGCAAGAATTGCTGTTACTTCTTTAGGCGCAGCTTTAGGTTCAGCTTTTGGAGCAACTTTAGGTGCAATTGCAGCTAACCCAGCAGCATAATCTTCGTTTGGATCAATAACTTGTGCAACCATGATTTAATAAAGTCCTGATACAAAGCCAATTGTGGCAATTGCAGAAGCTGCTGATGGGTATGTGGGGCTTGTGCTTTTGGCGTAAGTTGGCATAGTTATATCAGTGCCATTTGAAACCAACCACAATATTTCTACATAGTCGTTTGCATTAAGATTGAGATAGTAATTCCACCCAACAATCATGCTATTAGCAACCCCGGCACTTTTACGAGCAAGCATACCAACTTGACCAGTAGAACCAACAACATCTACGCCATTTTGTCTAAGCCATACATACGCAGTTTCAGAAGCATTTGAAAGGCTTTGGAGTTGTAAGCTAAATTGAAAATTGTATGTACCAGCTATGCTGGCTACAAGTTTTGTAGTTGTTCGTCCTTGCAATGATGCACTTGCAATAGTGCCAGATGTAGTTACAGTGTATGTTCCTACGCCGCCATCGGTGCCCGTGTTTTGGGCAATAATCGATGTGCCGTAAGCCGTTATGGTTGTTGAGGCGGCTGTAAGGGGGGTGTTGTCCGGCACGTTAATCTGGTATGTCCCTACTCCACCTGTACCTGTTAACAACTGAGCAATCCGAGTTCCTGTTGGTAGGCCAGTCCCTACAAGATATTGCCCAACAGCCAGAGTACCTGACGTAACTGCCGTCACAGTTAGCGTGTTTATTTTGGTTGTTGTGTTGTACGCAATACTTCCCGTAACTACTGCACTTGCCCAGCCAGTGCCAGTAATGTGCATCCCTTTATAAATAGTTCCAGACGAAACAGCAGTAACCGTCAAGACTGCCAGCGCCCTTGAACCAGTAAAGTTAGCTACTTGGTCACTTAAAGAAAACTGATTGGCAAAATCAATTTGTGAAAACGAAACAGGTGTCCCTGCCCCCGTTCCTGTGGTCTGTGTTGTATTGTCTTGAACCGCCAAACTTGGAAACCGCAGCAAAGCATTCGCTGCTGTTGACGGTGGAAAGAACGTGATACTCACACCGCTTCTCCACCGGAAGCCGTGATGGTGCAACCAACTGCGCTAGCTTTAACTTGTATGGTTGTTCCAGCGTTTAATATCTGAGATCCTGTCCACTGCATCGTAGTATTTGCAGGAAGCGCGTTGTAGTACATCAAAGCATTACTTGTCCCCGCCGTCCCTCCGGACGGAACAAGACTAACATAGATGTACACAATTGCGCTGGTCGTGTTAACAATGTCAAAGTCTTTAAGGTAAGTGCGAGTGCTAAGTGGAACCGTGTAAATGGTTGCGTAGCTAGTTGTAATTGCAGCCTGACCCAACTGAAGAGGAGTAATTGCTTGATAGTTAGCCACTAAAAAACCCCCCGCTATTATTTAACCAAAGCTGGGTTTGAATTCCATTTGAATCAACAGACGAAACTTCAAGTTGACTTGTTAATTTATCAATCCGATTAAAATACAGCCGAAGAACGTTGCTAAACTGATCTTGATATTGACGATTCCAGACTCTTGGGGCCAACGGAAGATTTGGTGCAACAACTCTATCAATTGTTGAATTTGTGGCAATTAAATAACTCATCGCCGTCCATCCGGTCGAATGTCAAAACGAGGCGCACCTAATTGCCATGACGTATTAATTTGGTTTGACCCAACCTTAAAGATCATCTGTCTACCTCGAACCCGAGTGTAGATGATCCCCGTAAATTCTTCAGTAATACTGTACGCCGCTATCTTTGTTACGTTTGCACTTGCAGCAGTTCCAGCACCAGACCCTGAATTCAACATTGGATACAGCGTCATTGTCACCTTTGGCTGATCTGATGATGGTGACGTAGTTGACTCATTAAACGTTAGATCAGGCAAAACTCTCCACACATACCCAAAGTTATGCCCGTCGCCAATGTCAAACTCTGAGGAAGAGATGTATGCGTCAAGAGCAGCAGTGTCTCCTGTCGCGTTGTCGTTTAGACCATACTCATGGTTAACAATGTTAGGGACGTAAGTGGCCGCTTGGGGGTAGAGTCTAAGCCCAGAATCTAGCCAAGCGGTTCTGGCCATAGTTCCGTAGTACCAAACCTGTTCAAGGTAGTTGTAAATAACATACCTATCAATTGTTTCGCTGTCTTTAGAACAATAAAACCACCAGACTTCGTTAAACCCTTCGTTTGTTCCTGAAAAAATTTGCTGAATTTGGCCAAGATTAAGATCAGAAAACACAAACTTACGAAGATCACAGTTCAACGTTTGAACCCGACCGTCGTACATGTAGAACTTATCTACGCCCATCCAGTAGATCACACCAGACCCAACAACCGCTGCGTTCTGGCTCATGATTGAAATGTTGTCCCCAAGTAACTGAGTCCCCCAAACCACTGGAGCGCCAAGATATTGAAGGGAGTAAACCGTTGAGTCAGTAAAAACTACAATCTCTTGACGAGTTTGAACCGCAGTAACAATTCTAGATCCGTGGGATAGCTGAACGCTTCCCGCCTGATTTGTTGCGTCAGGCGTCCACTCAATAATGTTGTCTTGATCCGACCACCGAACCAACATTGGGTTTTGAGTTGCCGATCCATAGTCGTTGCACCCAAACGCAAACACAAACCTGCTTGTGTCAGACACGAACAAGTAGTTTTGGATCGTGGGCACATCAACTAACAATGATATGTACACCCCGGTTCCGGTTGTGGTAACTGCTACTTGAGCACCGTTTACATCAAGTAAGTTGGCTGTCAAACCATTAACATTGAACAAATAGTAAGTTGTTGCCGCAGATATTCCAGTTGGCAAAGTGGTGCCAGCAAACTGAACCGCAGTTCCATCAGTCAATATACTTGTTAACGTTACAACAGCCGGAGCCCCAATAGCAAAAGTTACGTTTCCACCTTGAGCGTTAAGTGCAACGCCTCGAGTGGTTAGCCCGTTGTTTGCTGCCCAATAGTAAATTGCTCCACCATTTGGCCCAAACACAAGATCTTGACCAAAATTGTTTTGGCTCCAAATTCTTAGTGAAACGACGCCTATTGCACCGTTACCCCAAGTCCCAGAACCCCACGGTCCAGCACCCCATCCAGAAAACGCTTGTTGTATTTCGGTTCCTACACTAAGTTGATATGCTGCTACAACCGCAGATCCGCCAGTTGCCGGAGCAGGAACGGCGGCAATGATTGTGTACGAGTTAGCATCTACAACTGTTAGTTGAAACTCAGCGTTTAAAGTAGTAGCGTAACTTCCAGTGGCTCCGCTAAAAGTAACAAAATCTCCGGTGGAAGCACCGTGAGATGGAGCGGTTACCGTAACTGTCGTACCATTACCTAGAAACGGGTCGGCCCCAAGCGTAGTAGTTACCCTAATTGGGGTGACATCGTAATACGCCCCGCCATTCTCAATGTAAAACTTTAAATTTGTCCCAAGGGCTAACAAGTTGTCGTTTGCCAATGTTGTCCAGTTCCACATTGAACGACAAACACCAAGGAACGTATTAGTTGAAATACGCTCCCATCCGCCTATTACCTCAGGTGTGCCTTGGCGAAACCTCACCTTATCACTCTCAAACCAACCACCTTCGTTGGTATACCGAGTGTTCTCCCGGTTGACTCCGGGCTTAAAGATGATCTTTGATAACGGCATTATTTTGCCACGCCTTTATGCTTCTCAAAGCTACGCATCCCGCCAAACCCAAGAAGGCCAGCAAGGAGGGTCATAAGCTGCTCAACGTCAAGGTCCGGGGGCGGATGAAGATCTTTAGGGATGATATCCATACCTTGACCAAAAGACCAGCCCCACTGCATCAGGGGATAGCCAAGGAATTGGTAAGCCAGACCCAAAACCCCAACCCACCCAACAGCAGGACGCCAGCCAGAGACAAACACATTAGAAGAAGCTGCTTCAACTTTGTTAATCTCGAC